TGGAGAGGGAACAGCAAATTCATTTTCCATGTTGACTGGTGGAACAAGAACCTCTGCATCAGTCACAAGTTCTGTTAATGCTTGGTATCACATTGCTATTGTAAGAAGCGGAACAACAGTAACGCTTTATATTGATGGTACGAGCAGAGCCACAACAACCAATAGTTCTACACTTGGTGGAAATACTTGCACAATTGGCGTGTACGGAACTTCATTTGGAACAACTGCTTTTAAAGGTTACTTAGATGAGTTACGCATCACAAAAGGTTATGCCCGATACACAGCAAACTTCACACCGCCAACTGCGGCATTCCCCAACATTGGCCCAACTTAAGGAGCATTCATGTTTATTGCAATCTTAACTAGCCCCATAATAGTAGGCGATTACCGCGAACTGTTTGTTAATACATCGTTTAGTGCCAATGGCCCAAGCGATGAATTTTTAGCAGAAAACAATGCAAAAAAAGTAAGCGCATTTAAAACGCATGACCGACTGACACAAAAATTAGTTCAATGTGCGGCTTATGATGATGGTGAATTTGTATCTTTGGTACAAGTTGAAAGCCTAACTGCTGAAGAAATCCAAGCGGCAAAAGATTCTGCAATGGCTAACATTCGCGCAACACGCAACCAATTGCTAAAAGATTGTGATTGGACACAAATAGCCGATTGCACCGTAGATAAAGCGGCATGGGCAACATACCGCCAAGCATTGCGCGACTTGCCAGCAACCATCACAGAGCCAAGAACATTTGCTGATTGGCCTCACAACCCTGACTATGTCCCAATGGCACAACTTTAAGGACTCACTATGACTACAATTACTTGGTCTGTGACCGCAATGGACTGCTACCCACAAGAGGGCGGTAACACTGACGTTGTCTTTACAGTTCACTGGACATGCGCCGGTGTAGACGGAACATACAACGCTTCTATCTACTCAACCTGCTCTGTACCCGCGCCCTCTGAAGACGCATTTACGCCGTACGCTGACTTGACTCAAGACCAAGTACTAGAGTGGATTTGGGCTAATGGTGTTGACCAAACGGCAACAGAAGCCGCAGTTGAGCAGCAAATCCAGAACCAAATTAACCCACCCGTAGTGACACCCGCACTACCTTGGGTTGCTCCCGCAGTCTAATCATGTGGGACTGGGCTGAAGCATTCATTGCGGCGGCCTGTTTAGTGGCCTTCGTCATCTATGGCACTTACATAATTGCATGGAGCATGGTGTGATAAATGCGTTGGCTCATACTGTTACTGCTGTTGGGGCTAGTTGGAGCCGTAGCCAAGAATGGTTGCCATGTGCGCGAGTTCTATGGCATAGGTTACATAATTCACAACCCATCCGAGCGCCATCAACAAATGGTTGCTTGGCTAAAGAACAATGCACAGTATTGCAAACCAGAAGACTACGTAGTGATCTGGAACAACCTGCCTATGTGGGCGGGTACAGCAGATTCGGCAGAAGCAAGAACGTTAATTTTGCGTGGATATGAAGAAGCGATTAAACGTGAAAAGAAATGATTCAGCTTCGCAAATGGTATCCGTTTGTGTTCCCTACTCCATACGATGTTCGGGCGATAGCTTCGGAGCGTAGGGCAGAACGGCTGGAGGCTGAGTACAAACAGGCTGTAGAAGCCGAGAAGGTAAACAAAGCAGTTGATGCACTTGAGATTGAGTTGTACAACAAACGGGCAAGGCAAAACACGATTGAGTTGGAAATTTTTAACAACACAAAACACTTTGACAAATACGTATGACCAGAAAACCGATACCCAGACCGGTCAAGAAACCCACACCGGACACCAGAGACAAGCTGACGCTGTACGTCACTCTAATGGTAAGCACAACCCTATGTATCTCCGTGTTGGCCATGGTGGTCAGCTTTATGTTGGGTCTGTGGGCCAAGGAAGTGGACAACGCCGAGATTTTCAAAATGATTTCACCCGCTTTTTCTACTCTTATCGGAGGCATGATTGGGTTCCTGTCTGGTATCAAACTCATGCAAAATGACGACTCTAAAAAGTCAGAAGCACCTTGCAAGGAAAAATAATGGCGCAGTTTGAACCAGCCTTTGAGCTAATGATGCAGGACGAGGGCGGCTACGTCCTCCACGAAGTACCCGGCGACACGGGCGGTATGACCTATGCAGGGATTGCTCGCAACAAGAACCCCCAATGGGCTGGCTGGGCGCTGGTAGACAAGAAAGAGTTCGGCGGCTCCTTGACCCCTATGGTGCGTGAGTTCTACCGTACAGAGTTCTGGGACAAGATGCGCGGGAACGAGATTTCAAACCAAGACGTGGCCAACACCATCTTCAACTTCGGCGTGAACGCAGGTATGGGCATGGCTGTTAAGCTGGCGCAGCTTGTGGTGGGCGCTACTCCTGACGGCGGTATCGGGGCAAAGACCATTGAGCGGCTCAACCAGATTCCCGACGGCCAACGGTTTAAAGAACAATACGCCTTGGCTAAGATTGCCCGCTACGTTGAGATATGCAACAAGAACCCCGTGCAGGTCAAGTTCCTCAAGGGCTGGCTAAACCGCACACTGAAAGGTTTGAAATGAGCTTGCTTGCCGTTGGATCAATTATTGAGGCTGTTGGTAAGGTTGCTGGTGATCTGGTCACTACCGACAAAGAGCGCATGGAGATGGAGATTGAGCAACGTAAGCTTGATCTTGAAGAGAAGCGCATCGACCAAGCCACAGACCTAGCGCAGATTGAGGTCAATAAAATTGAAGCTGCGTCATCCAGTGTGTTTGTTTCAGGCTGGAGGCCAGCCATTGGTTGGATCGGTGTAGCGGCTATGGGGTATCAGTTTTTGCTGTATCCGCTGTTTCAATGGTGCTGGAAATACTTGCAAGCTATGGGTTGGGTTCCGTTGGGCATGGATCCTCCTCCGGTACTAGACGCAGACCAGCTTTGGGTGATATTATCAGGCATCTTGGGCATTGCCGGTATGCGTTCTTTTGAGAAGACCAAAGGCGTTGCCAGTAAATAAAGGTCGCCGATGCCGTTACAAAAAATCCTGTTCAAGCCGGGCGTCAATAAAGAGAACACCCGCTACACCACTGAGGGTGGCTGGTACGAGTGCGACAAAATTCGTTTCCGTCAAGGCAACCCAGAGATTTTAGGTGGTTGGACACGCATTTCTTCAAACACATTTAACGGCACTTGCCGTTCGCTTTGGAACTGGACAACGCTGGGCAACCTTAACCTAGTAGGTGTCGGTACTAATACAAAGTTTTACATTCAAAACGGTGGTGCGTACTACGACATTACACCACTGCGCGTAACTACTACGCTTGGCGCGAATCCTTTTACAGGTAATGGCACAACCACGGTTACAGTAACCGCCGCTTCCCACGGCGCGACCAACGGCTCTTTCGTTACTTTCAGCGGTGTTACGGGTACGTACGCATCTGTCCTAAATGCTGAGTTCCAGATCACGCTTGTTAACGCCAACTCCTACACAATCACTACATCGTCTGTAGTTGCGGCGGGGGCAACGGGTGGCTCGGCTGTTGTTGCAGCGTATCAACTTAACGCTGGCCCTGCGTATGCCGTGCCTTTGACGGGTTGGGGCGCTGGTACTTGGGGTCAAGTAGGTACTACATGGGGCAACGGCGGTACATCTGTTACTAGCCTTCAGCTTTGGAGCCAGATTAACTACGGTGAAGACTTGGTCTTTGGCCCACGCGGTGGCGGTCTTTACTATTGGGAAGCGTCGGGCGGAGTGACAACTCGCGGCGTACTGCTCAACTCCCTTGGCGGCACAGTGTCGTTTACCAATGCTTCGCCGACTGTGGTGACATCCACCATACTTTATACCGAAGGCGCAGCACTTCAATTCTCTGGCGGCTCGTTGCCAACGGGTATTACTGCGGGTACTACGTACTATGTATTTGAAGTAAACGGCTTAACATTTAAGTTACTAGATGGCGCGGGTAATGCGGTTAATACGTCTTCCTCGGGCACGGGCACAGTGTCTACGATTGTTGACGTGCCGACTGTCCAGAACAACATAGTGGTGTCGGATTCTTCTCGTTTTATTATTGTGTTTGGTTGTAACGACTACGGTAGTGCAGTGCTTGACCCCATGCTGATTCGCTGGTCAGCGCAAGACGATATTTACAACTGGACGCCAGACCCAACTAATCAGGCAGGGTTTACCCGACTATCTCACGGTTCTGAAATTGTGGCTACGGTGCAAACCCGCCAAGAGATTACAGTGTTTACCGACTCCAGCATTTATTCACTTCAATACCTCGGCCCCCCGTACGTTTGGGCACCGCAGTTGCTTGGCGACAACATTTCAATTCAAGGCCCCAACGCCGCTGTGATTGCTTCCGGTATCGTGTACTGGATGGGCGTAGACAAGTTTTACTCCTACGACGGTCGTGTGCAGACGCTTAACTGCGACTTGCGTCGCCACATATTTGGTGACTTTAATCAGTCTCAAGCCGCGCAGGTGTTTGCAGGTACTAACGAAGGCTTTAACGAAGTCTGGTGGTTCTACTGCTCTGCCAATTCATTCACCGTTGATCGTTACGTGATTTACAACTACCTAGAAAAAATCTGGTACTACGGCACGATGGCACGAACAGCGTGGCTGGATTCTGGCTTGCTTGACTTCCCCTTGGCGGCTACGTACAGCAACAACTTGGTGTATCACGAGAATGGGCTAAACAACAATGAAACAGGGACAACTACTGCTATTGATGCTTACATTAGCTCGTCTGAGTTTGATATTGGTGACGGCCATAACTTTGGTTTTGTTTGGCGCGTCCTTCCTGATCTGACCTTTGAGAACGCTGAGAACTCACCTACTGGGGCTACGCCTTCGGTGGCCATGACGCTTTATGGGTTGGCAAATTCTGGCTCTGGGGTTACAAGTACAGCTTCACAACCTGTAGCAAAAAGTAACACATATGTTATTACCGAAGAGTTTACCGGCATGATCTTCACCCGTATGCGTGGTCGCCAGATGATATTCAAGATTAGCTCTAACCAGATCAACACGGTTTGGCAGTTGGGCGCTCCTCGTATAGATATTCGTCCTGACGGCAGACGTTAATGACAACACAAAACAGGATCATTAACCCTGCACCACCCAACTTGCCGTTGGGTACGGATCAGTACGAGCGCCGATATCAGGATCAGTTTACAAACATCTTGCGTCTGTACTTTAACCAGTTACAAAACGCGCTCACAGAGCTTACAGGTAATATCGGCGGTAGGTATTTGGCGTTTCCGTACGGGGCGTTTCATCAAGATGGGTATACAACTTTAACTAACACTATACCAACTGCAGGCTCAACTGCGACTATTGTTGTTGGTTCAACTGCTAACTTTGCATCTGCTGGAACTATTCTTATTCAAAAAGAACTAATCAGCTACACAGGCAAAACGAGCACTACATTTACGGGTATTACTAGGTCAGAGTACGGTTCATCAGGTGCTTCACATGCTGCTGGCGTCTATGTAACAGAAGCTCAGGCAGTACCCTCTGCAACCACGGCTTTAGCTATTCCATTCGATACGACAGATGCTAGCAATCAAGTATCTTTAGACCCCGCAGATAACAGTAAAGTTGTTTTTGCTATTGCTGGGTATTACAACGTTCAGTTCAGCATCCAGCTCTTGAATGCAAAAAGTTCAATAGATAACGTAACTCTTTGGTTTAGGCAAAATGCTGTTGATATTCCATATTCGGCTGGCGTTGCCACCGTCCCTCTTGGCCCCGGAACCACTTTAGGTGCGAGTCTTGTGGCTTGGAACTTAGTCCTACCTGTAAATGCTGGTGACTATATTCAGTTAATGATGTCTTCAGCGTCTGGGGATACGGTAGCTGGTACTTATCCGCCCGGGACAGCGCCCGTGCATCCAGCCGCCCCATCCGTCATTCTTACCGCAACATTTGTGTCTGCACTGCCAACATGATACTATCAAACAACCCCCATTTTGAGAGGCAAAAATGAGCCTTCACG